TCAGGGGTACTCGCAATAAAAATGCTAGGTGCGGTACTCGTGTTGCCTTCGCTAATTAGTGAAAGCGTTGAAAAATTAGACATAACTACTGCTCCTTATGGGTTGGCTGCGTATGGGTTATCAGTTTCTATTAACGCGATACCGTTGTACTGGATAACGTTCGCCCCAGAAGTTAATACTGTTAGTAATTCCCATCTGTCATTTTGAGGAACCCATGTAATGCTTGTTTGAACATCACGGTTAAATATCTGAACCATGGAATCCATATGAACTAATGGTGTCAAATAAGTATCTGTACCCATGGCGGATGTAAATGGAATTGTATTGATACCGTTTGCGCCTAAAGTTCTAATATCTACACCTAAATAAACAGACAATTTATTGTCAACCAGTGGGCGTACATCGTTATAAAATATATTAACGACACGCTCATCATTTAACATTGATTGTTTGGTGATTGCTGGTAGCCAAAGGGAACAGGAATTTTCCATAACATCAACACCTTGGTTTTCAAGGTAGGATAATGCTTCTGCCATCTTGCCTTCATTCATACCTGTGTTCACACCAACGGCTTTGTCTACAGTAAAGATAGTACCGAAGCCTGTTGAGGTATAAAGCGCATTAATTTTAATGTAATCGACCATACGGGCTGCGGCTAGCGCATGTAATTTTGCGTGGTCAACGATTTTGTCGTAAGCAAAAAGGGTTTTTTCGCCGCCGCCGATAACAGTTTTCAGTGCATAGTTATAAGGCACAATCATGACGTTTGTAGAATCTACGGGCGTGATTGGAATGTCTACTGGTGCGTAGGTTTGGTTTTGCATTTCAACAATATCAGATACAGGAACGTTGGTGGCTTCACCAGTTGTGCCATGTCTTTCTTCAATAGTATCTGCTAAGAATTGTTTATTTTGATATCTTATAGTGACTTCGGTGTCGAACAGTTGTGACGCCGTTGCCAAATCAATTTGATCTGCCATGGTTGCGTACCTCAATAGTATGTATAAATACACGCATCATTCGCTTGTTACAGCCTGTGACATGTGTGCCTATCGATAACTATTGGGTTACGGTAATCCGGCCAATATTATGTTTGATCTAAAAATGAAAGGTTGCCGATTGGGCTTTCATTTATCGATATGTATATTATGTACTTTCATTCTAATTTGTCAAATTTCATCTTTTTCAAGCTCAATATATATTGCTCGCAAGGAATCTATAGCCGATTTGACCGCGTCTATTTCTTTATTGAAAGACATTGCGGGTTCAATATTCTCAATTCTGCATGTGTGGGTGTTTGAAAATGCATATTCAGTTTCAATAATTACCTTTACGCGGAAAACAGGATAATCTTTTTTCATCTACTAAATGCCTACTAATTAAAACTAAATTGACATAAGGTGATGACCGATGGGGATCGAACCCAAATGCGCCTCAATTTCAACGCTCCGGCCATCAAAATTAGGTGAGTGCCACGTGCTTTCAGGTGTCCTGGTCGTTTGTAAGCTCTTTTGCTGATTGATTACAGCTTCCCCGTGAGGACTTTACCCCATCGGCACTCTATATCTTTATAAACCAACTTGTGCATGATATCAATTGATATCAGATGTTATCATCCCCATTGTTTCGCCATGGCGTCTGCAATACCTTGGAAAGTAATTGATCGCGCTTTCCCTGTATGTGACTTACAAATATCAACCCACGTACGCCAGCGTTTTCCATCCCATTTGCGAACAGGCTCTATAATCTCCGTAGGCATTAACAACGGAAGGTCTTTAAGCCAAAGACATGTAGCCTTTGACGCTGGGTGTCCGAATTGATATGGCTGTATAATCTGGTCTGCCTTTCTGTATTTACGTTCGGGCAAGCCCCTTGGGTTCTCAATGGCAATTTTGGGGATATTTGCATTTACGAGCACCATAAAAAATTCCATGCCTTCCATGCGCTTTTCTACTCTCCCCTCTTCTTTAATTCGACAGTTGCTCATGTTGCTTATGTAAGTACACGGGGGATGGCCAATCATTAAATCCCAATTATTATATTTTATGATCTCAAGAACATTTTCTTGAAAGTGAAATGGGCTATTATCATCAGCGGGTAATAAGTCGCATGACCAGGCGTCATGTCCTTTGTCTCTAAAAGCTTGACGAACCACACCGGAAAATTCACAGGCAACTAAAACGCGCATTTAGTCCTCTTCCTTATCAATCTCATCAATCATTGCGCGAATCTTTTTTAGTATTTTAGCGTGCGATGGATTACCAAATAGAAGGAAGAATATTGTTGTTAAGTCTTTTCGGGTTAGGTTATGCATTATATCCTCGCGTACTATTCACTGCCGTGATACTTAAGAAATGGCCGCATCCACGCTTTAATCCTATCCCAGAATTCATTTAAAGGTGTCTCTGCGGGTATTGCGATTGTACTTAGATTTAATCTATTTCTAAAAACTGTCACCGTATAACAATTTGTACTTGGTACTGCTTTCACGTCAAACCTAAAGGCCGCATACATGTTTTTAAGTTCGGCTTTAATCGCGGGTATTGGTAATTTATTCATGATTATTTCCTGCTGTGTATCATTACAAAATCTCCGCATCTGCTATGCGATAAATATCTTTAATCATTTTTTTTGGAATAACAATCGTGCATGCATACTGATTGCCATCAACCTCATCTACCGCTTTGCACGCTGAAACAAACATTGCTTCATCATTTTCTTTGATTAAAAATCCACATGAATGTATTAGGGATAGCTCTTCGTCAAAATCTTCACGCTTACACCACCCGTCTATACTTCTTGCGTCATACCAATTGACTCGGACAATATGCATTATTGCCCCGCGTGCGCTAAGGCATGACTTAATGAAATATAGCGTTTTTGCGCTTCAACACGTGCGCGACCGCGACTACTATTCATTACATCACGCGCTTTTTTGACGTCTTCATGGGTAACTTGATTGTAATTTCCAGTACTGACCTTGTTTACACCTGGTACGCTTGAGTTCAAAGCCTGTGTACGCTGGGCTAATAGTGCGTCACGGACTTCTTTATTCTTTTAATAAAGCCTCTCCCGCTTTTTCAGGGTAAGTATTTTTAATAAAATCTTGTAGCAAGTTTAAGTTATCCGCGCCTATTTCTTTCTTTGAATTCTCAAATGATTCGAGTTTACTTTTAACAGATTGGTTTTGTGCAAGTGCGAGCTTATCAAATTGCGCTTGTGTTAATCCACTGTCTTTTGCAGCTCTTTTGATTTCTGCCAAATCATTATCGTGTAAGGTGACATCTGCGGGAACGGCATATTCATCAGGGATTGTAGTTAATGACGTATACTTGCCTTTGAGTTCCTCATTTTCTTGATAGACTTTTGCAGCGTTATTATATCCTGCTTCAAGTTCTTCAACGGTTTTAAATTTACCCGCGTACAGTACATCTGGTTTTCCATCTTCACTCATTCACTGCATCCTTTTTCGTTAAATAAAACTATAGCTTTTGTTGCCCACATTATGCTTTGTTCAAGATTTGTTTTAGCTAAAGACAACTCCCTAGATGATTCTACGGTATTAAATAAATCTTCCAATAATTCCGCTGTAAGCTTTATACGTGTAATTAGATTTGTTTTTTCATCGCTCAATTTGACGTATTCTATTCTAAATGTATCAGACATTGTTTGCTTTCTCCGCGGCTGCTAGGTTTTGCTTATGAATTATTCCTTCGACTTTATCGATGATTGATTTAATGCCACGAAGTACGGAGCGTCTACCTTCATAAAATCCAAGTGTCGCCGTCGTCATATTATCTTCGCTCGGCTCTTCCCAGAATAATTCTTCTTTCATTTGTGTAAAACACTCACGGCCTAAGTCGCTTGTAAATAAACTATACAGTTTAAATTCATTTGGTGTGATAAGACGCGCTTCAAGTAATTGTTGAATCATATAGTCACGCCTTGGTCTTGCGGAAAGCTCACTTCGGCCGCTGTTGTCGATGGTGTTGCACCCTGAATCTGCTGTTGCTCTTGTTGAGCTGCTTGTGCTAGCGTTTTCTTGAGTTGGTCATCAGGTACAGCGAGTTTTTCTGGGATGTTTAATTTCTCATTGATAAACCTATTAACTTCAAAGATGTTAGTGCTTATCATGGGCGCTGATTGTCCGTAAAATTGTTGTTTAATCTGCAATGACGTAATAAAGTGATCTAAATCTGCTTTATTTTGGAGGTCAAACAATGGAGACTGAAACGCAAATTTTAATTTTCGTGGCTCAAATCCAGGTATTACTTCTTTTGGTTTTAGCAGTAGCCCACGACCATTTAAAATCTTTGCCGCAACTTCAAAGATTTGTCTTGGTAATTCGTTTATTAATCTTGATATATCTGTGCTTGCTGTTCTCTGCGCTCTATTTTCACGCACAGATATTTCAGTAGCCGACCTAACAGGAGTTTGTATTTCTCCTAATGGGTCAACCATAAAACCTTTTTGAATCGTTTCTTGCATGTGAACTATTTGTTGAAATACATCTGGGTATTCTGGCATTTGTAATGCTTCGAGTGGGTTTCGCCCGTTTGGTTGACGCGCAATCATAGCACCCGCCCACTGTCGAATTGAATAGGGATTAAAATAGCTATTAGCATCATAAAACATCGGCGGGTTGGCTTTGAATGCCATATTTTTGCGTGAGTATTCAACGATTCGATTTAAATCAATAATTGTTGGCATCATATCAAGCGCAATCCCGCGCCCTTCGGCTTCCCCTGGCCTTACTCTATCACGATACACAATGATTTGCCTGTAATCGCTGTATCTATCCCAAAGTACCGTAAAGGGGTCATCATCTAAAACTGCATAAATATAATATTGCTCGTTACCTATCTCAATTTGTCCATAATTAACCGAATAGGTGTCATTTGGATTGTCTTTAAGATTATTAAATTGATTGCCTTTGTAATCTGGGAACGTATCAAGTACTGCGCGACCTGTCATTTTAGACACATACCAGCAGTTTTTTATTAAGTCATCGCTCGAATATTCTATGTATAAAGCAACAGCGGCAATAGAACGAAAATACAAAGGCACTTCATCGCTTATTGATTCCACCCATATCGCACCAGTGCCACCAACCAAATCAAGATTGCTAGAACCTACAACACGCGCAAGGTTTGATTCGTTAAGGTAAAACATTTGTCGCTCATTGATTTTATCAAGTACGAGCTGTCCTTTTTGTAAATTTTCCTCATTATGCTGGTGTGGGTCTAGTACATATTTGCCCCATACCCTATCTTTTGGCATCAACAAACCATGTAAATCGTTAGCGCGTTGATACGCCGCAAGCATCGCTGTATTATCCCAAATCATATTTGTAACGGGCTTTCCGGTATCTGTGTAATTAAATTTAATGTTGAACGCATCCCTGTCTGGGATTACATAGATATATAAATTTTTATATAACGCAAGCCAGCGGTCTTTATAAAATCGGGCTTCTTGAAATCGCGCATTTAACTTGTGAAAGTTTTCGGGCGGTTGTACTTTGTCCATGTTTTACTTCCTTGGTTGCCATATTTGACCACCTTGCGATTTAATAATGTCCAATCGCTCTTGATACAAACTTTTCCTCTTTTGTTCAATTTCTGCTTGATTTTGATTAAACTGTTTGTCAATTAATGCATTTGATTCGCTATGTTGAGCGCCACTATTACCACCACCGCCAAAAAATCCCATTTTATCGCCTCCAATGGTACAAAATTTCGTAATCCGTACCGGCATATTTTAATAACTTATTGTATAGATTTTTCGGGTTAAATGTAAATCCAGTGTTCACCCCTGTGATGTACCTATCAATTTCATTGCAGCTACGCACTATAAATGGCTTCCAACTGATTGTCGGTCGCTTATGCACTTCTACTGTAACTAATGCCGTTAACGAATCTATATATTTTAATCCACGAATCAATGACGCTGCACTGTGCGCTTTTATGTTGCGCGTGTGAAAACCAATTGAATCAAACTCATGAGCTAGCCATTGTTCGCCGTCAAATGTTACCACATTGCAATGTTTGAATGTTTTACTGAATGCAAGCCGCGCCTGAATTCCGCTAGAGACATTATAAAAACAAAATATGCAGATCAACATAACTCGCAATTTAACGCATGAATTTCTGCTTCTTCTTGTGTCTCAAATTTCAGATGACATATAGCGCAGGTGTACGAATTTGTGTTTTTAACGGCAACCCCACATAAAGCATATCCGCTGTTTTGCCTTTTATAGGAATTTTCCGACCGCATTTTAATCTCATCCTCAAGATACCAAATGGCTTTTTTTAAGTCTTCTATGCACTTGCCTTTGTAATCTGCACGCCAAATATATTTGATGGCATTGCCCAGATTAAAATTAAAGTGCCTCGTTACATCTATGCATTCAATTTCTTTGGAACATCCGCATTTAATGCCACGTGCTAAATAATGTTTTGGATGGTTTACTGGGCAACCTGTTAACGACATAATTTATTTAATCCCTTTAAATATACATATGTGCAACTATTAGACTTTTAGTGTATTAAGTCAATTACGACTTGTTCATGCTCAATGTTAGTGTCCATCAAGCGCAAATGGCCGCCTTCAACTTTAAATTTACATTTGTACCTGTACTTTTTGTCTTCGAAAGTGAATCCGCGTTCATACTTACGCCATGTTTTAATGTCTGGCAATGTCTGTATATCATTCCAAATCATCAGCATGATTGATTTTTCAAGCTGTGACATTTCAGCTAAACGTTTAACTTTCATAATTTACAACCCCATCTTCATCATGCATGTTCAATATCTTTTAGTGGTTCAGTGGGCGCGTCTGTTGTTGGTTCTACTTTATTTTCATCGGGTGTTAATTCATCTGGCACAGGCTCTGTGGGAATTGGTGCTTGTGGTTGTGCCGGATAACTTAGGACTGCGTTTTGCATCCACATATGCGCTTCATCAAATCGTGTAAATGCGTTCTGTTTAGCTGGTAATGTACCTGGGTACGCTTTCATTTTCTGCATGAACGCTAAGAACTCTTCACCTAATTTTGCGAGCATAAACCCTTTAACTTCGCTATCCATCATTTCTTTTTAACCTTCTTTTTAAGTTTATTCGGTAGATTTTTAATGCTCGGCGTTGCATCCGCGAATTCTTTAGCAATCTTCGGATGCTTTGCGAACATATATTTTGCTTGCGAACGGCTCTTAAACGGCATGACTATTTCTTTTTCTTTTTCATTTCTTTAGCTTTCATCATCTTTTTACCTTCTTTTTCCATCATTTTTTTATCTTGCTTCATATCTTCTTTTTTAGTCATTATTTTGTCTTTTTTCATTTTCTTTGTCCTTAAATAATCTATCAATTAGTTTAAACAAATCAGACTCTTTAACCCGTACAGTTTCTTTTGCTTCGTTTTTAATATCAAAATAACTATTATCTGTTTGTATGACATCAAAATGTACAATATATGAATGACTGCTTTGTCGGCTTTCAAATATCTTAATGTACATTATTCAGCAACGGCGGGCTTAACTTTGCTTATCACCCAGTCTTCTACAAGCTTTGATAATGCCCGGACCTCTTCAACAAACTTTTCTTGTAGCTCTGGTTCATGTGCAATGAAATTATTTTCTAAAGCTGTGACCAAGTGGTCTGTAATAAATTTACTTATTAAACTCATTGTTATGTCCTTATTTGGTTAGTCTTTTGATTGCGGTGACAGATTATCGCTTATTTAATTTAGATAGGGTTATTGCAAGGTTTGCACGCTTTCCCTCTTTACCACCTTTTTCCGCTGCGGCTTTGAGTTTTTTAGCGGGAATTTTTTTACCTTGGGGCACGCCTAGCTCACGATGCAACGCACCTTTTTTAATTTTTGCTTTTTGAATCCACTTTTCGGCCATTACCTACCCCGTTATTCTGATCAACGATAGATTGCATTAACGTTTTGTAGTCTTCGAGTAATTGCTTGTAAAGTTCACAATCTCGCCCAAATTCTTCTGTACAACATTTCTCCAATAACCAAGAGATTGCTTGCCAGCTTTTCGGCATAGATTCAATAGTTTCAATCATTTCCGCCACTTTATCGGCGCGGGCTTCTCGTACGTTTGCAAAAAATTGGCTGAACTCGGTTTCTTTCCCATCAGTTAGATCCCTTTCGCCATATTTGAGCCAATTGAATACTGTTTGATGGCTTTCTCGTGCTTTAGCGGCTGCATTATGAATTGATAAATGCGTACGTACCCTATCAATAATAATCTGCGCTTTTTCGGCCGTGAAAATAGTGGGTCGGCCATATTTGCCAACTGGAGAGTTTCTGGGTTTAGATTTCTTCGTTTTTTCGTTCATGCATTAAGTATTACAAAATTTAAAAGGAATTAAAACACTATTTATTCATTAAAATTACGACAGGTATAATTTGTCCTTGTTTTATATGTGTTATATACCAATAAATATGCAAACAAAATATAAATAAAGCTTTACTTTATGTAAATCATCGTTTATACTTCATTTGTACTTAACTAATAGAGAGAAATAAAAATGAACCACATTGAATTTTTTGAAAAATACGCTTTTGACATGGAATTGACTTTTGAATCCAGAAATATATTGAGAACGGTTCAGACAATGAAGCTTAAAGAGGCCACAGAATTAGCCACGCTTGTAAGCGCATTTGTAAGATTAAAAAACGAAGATAATGTAATTTCGTACGAATAAAACTTTATCACTAACACTTCACATCACATTACAGGAAAATAAAATGAATACAGCAATGAACTTATACAGCAAACATTTTCATGGTCTCCCATTTTGGGATGGGCGCGAAGCATTATATGCAAGCATATTAATACGAAATGACTTTAAGTCCACTATTTTACCCAACGGTAATGAAATGGTAACTTTTGATGACAGGTCAAAGTTAATATTTACCTCTGACAATGTTCAAGTCAGTTTATTCTAAGGAGGGAATAACATGGATTATTCATCAAGATATGATAATTTACACGGCGATGAAGACGAAATAGAGCAAGAAATTAGCCATCTAAAAGAATTAAAAGCTGATAATGACGACTGGAAATATACATGGGAGGCAACTAGTGAAAGTAATTAGAACCTCTTTTGACTTCCCCCCGATAGGTTATCGGGGTCAAGACTGGTCGGCGGTGTGGGATGATTATGACGGCGCACCAGACGCGGGATACCAGCCCGCGGGGTATGGTAGAACTGAACAAGAAGCAATTGACGATTTAAAAGCAAATACCGAGGAGTTATAAGTATGAAATTTAATATTGACGATGAAGTTTTTTATATTGATGTAAGCCGAAGATTTTCTAAAGTGGAAATTATAAAGGCTAAAATAGCATCAATAACAAAAAATCATTTCGATGAAATTATATACGATGCCTTCACCCCTGCTTCGCAAGATTATTACGACCATACGGGTATTTTTTACGAAGCTGAATTATTTAAAACTTATAATGAAGCGCTCGCGTACTTAGAAAAACAAATTCAATTCTTAAAAAGAAATCAAGAATAAATCAAGAATAAATCAAGAATAAATCAAGAGATAAAGATGACTAGCGATATTGATGTTTTACTAAAAAAGATAAGCCATGCTTTACAAGAGATTAATGTTGACGCAGAAAATCACGCTTACGATTCTGTGCGATGCACAGTCAGTCACCTAGAAACCATTATTGCTGAATTCATAAACGATAAAAGCCCCAATCCCTAAACCATATCGAGCAAGTGTTCGGTATGGTTTAAATATCATTTGCCATTGTAACCGTATTTCTACGTTTACCTGACCGATTGCCCTTATCAGATTTAGCCAGCAAATTGTTCATTTTGTCTTTTGCAAGTGAACCTTTTTGTACTGGCTTATTCATGTGCGGCTGTCCAGGCGTCATATAGCCGCCATCGTAATAATTAATCGAATGGCCTGAACGTTGCCTATATTCTTTGACAGTTTCTAGGTATTGCTTGTGGTTCATTTTATCTAGTGCCGATTCTAATCTGGTGCTGTTTTTCGGTTTCGCCTTGTCTTCGTTGACCGTGACTTTCTCTATATGTCGCATCATCTTTTTTGAGTTTTGCGGCATGTTGTTCAACGCTAATCCGTGGCGCACCAGCATCGTTATAAGTCATCGGGTGACTCATTCTATCCGATACAGCCTTAATTCTAATCTTGTGTGCCTCGTGGTCAATTGTCATGATTAACGCCCCATCTTAGAACCGCCGCAATAATATTCAGGTTTGCCGCCGCCGCCTTTTACGCTATCCATTGCACGATTAACAGCGCCCGCGTCATATCCACCCATGCCAGCACCTTGGCCTTTAGCCGCACCAGCTCGTGGTTTATCTTTTCCGGCCTTATGCCCCATGCTGCTTGCTTTCAGTTTCAAATCCGTGCCGTAGTTCATAGCTAACCCTCATAAAATATCAAAAGCGCGTGTAATCCATCCATCTAAGAATACATTAAGTTCGGGATTAACCGCAACTAATTGACGCATAAAACCCGTACGTTCAGCAATCAACGCAGGAATCAACATGAAGCTCGCATAATTGACCGCAGATAAAGTTTTTTTGCCAAATTCGCCATCGTCATTGACA